GATAGCCACAGCCGTAGGAGCGGCTATTGTTGCTGTTACTATGATTGTGGAGCATCTTGCGAGTGCCAATGACAAAGCGGCTCAGTCAGCTGATGGTTTGTCAGCCGCAGAGCAGCGGCAAAAGGAAGCTACAGACAGAGCCAAGTCAGCGCATAATGCTGAAATGGCTACTGTTAATCAGGCTACAGCCGCTTTAGAGGTACAGATTGAACGGCTTAAGAACTTCAAAGGATCCAAGGAGGATGAAAAGAAGATAGTCAACGAACTCAACTCTACTTATGGTGAGACGATGGGCTATTTCTCCAGTGTGGCTGATTGGTACCAGGCATTGATTAAGAACTCCAAGGCCTATTGCGACCAAATGGTATTAGAGGCTGAGACGCGCATGTACGCCAACCAGATTGCTGAGAAGGAAAGCCAGATTAGGGATGCAAGGAATGGTAAGTTTCCGGATGGCGCATTACAAGACTATGCCAATAGTAAAGGCGTTGATGCTGTTGTGGGTGCTGGAGGTGGTACAGGTGATTACTGGATAGCCGAGCAAGAGAGACAAGTGCAAGAGCTGAGGCGGCAGATGCAGGAAGCGGTTAAGAAGTCTGCTGCTTTGAAAATGCCGGTTAAGGGCAGCCTTACCCCACCAAGTGGAAAGTCCACTCCTACGCCTAAGATTACTACGGGTAGTGGCGGTGGTAATACCACGACGACACAAAAAACCAGATACCAAGAATTAGGGGATCTCATAGAGGGTGCTAAGAATAAGTATATAAAGGCCTCAGTGCAGGAACGTGCTGAGTTAGCCAACAAGATACAAGATTGGAAGAAAGAGCGCGAACAAATTGAGCTATTGCAGCGTCAAGCAGAATTGCCTATCGATTTGAAATCATTACAAGATGTTGATGACGCTATTTCTTACCAAGAAGAACTGAGAAAGCAGGCCAATGATGAAGCCCGTGCGGACATAGACAAAGAAATTGCTAAGCTTGAAGCCCTGAAAGCAACCAAGGAAAGAGCTGGGCACGTCGATAAGAATGTAGAGGAAATAAAGACCTACAAGGAACTTAACGACGAATTGTCCTATTATACTGACTTGCTGAATGAGGCCACAGAGGGTGAGCGGCCAAAGATACAGGCACATATCAATCAGCTCAATGACCTTAAAAAGGCATGGGATGATACGCGTGAGGCTTTGAACAAGCCAGCCGATATTAGTCAGCTCAATAGCATTGAGAAACTTGATGAGGCTATCAGATATTACCAAGATCAGCAAAACAAGCAGTCAGGTGATGAGATAGAGAATACTCAGAGAGTTATCCAAGCTTTGGAGGCCAAGAGAAAGGCCATGCAACGCGGTGCAGAAATCCCATCGATGCAGAATGAGATCGATGAGATTAACGGCCTATCCGGAAAGGAATTGAAGCTAAAGGTTAGGGGCATCGGCTTTGATGCTTTGACAGACAAAATCAAGGATTTGCAGAAGATACTTGATGATACCCAGAACCCGGTTAGCGGCAACCAGCGCAAGGAGATAGAAGGCATGATAGCGACCTATGAGCAATGGCGCAAGAAGTCGATTGATACCTTTGAGACCGTGCGTGATGGGTGGGGAGGATTGAAAGGCTTTGGCGATAGCATATCAAATATCACCAGTGCGCTTGAAGATAATAGCAATGCGTGGCAGAAGGTTACAGCTATCATTGATGGCTTTATCCAGATTTACGAATCCATTTCTGCTATTGTGGGTATCATCCAAATGCTTACTGTAGCCAGCCAGGCACACGCAGTAGCAAAGACAGGTGAAGCAGCGGCCATAGCCGCAAGCACTACAGCTACAGGCGTTGACACGGCATCCCAAGAGGCGGCAGCAGTGGCGATGATACCGGTTATCGAGGCTAACAAGGCCGCAACTGCAAGTTATATGGAATTGGCATCCGCTGAATACTTTGCAGCCCACGCCTATATCCCATTCGCCGGATATGGCATTGGAGCCGGATTTGTAGCCGCAGCCACGGCAATGGTGGAGGCCGTAGGCGTTATGCCATTCGCTAAGGGTGGTGTCATCAGCGGTCCGACACTCGCTTTAGTCGGTGAGTATGCAGGCGCAAGCAACAATCCTGAGGTTGTGGCCCCACTTGATAAGCTACGTCAGCTCATACCGCAGCAAGCAGGATATGGCGGCAGGGTGTCATTTGAAATACGCGGCAGGAAATTGGTAGGCGTGCTTAGCAATGAGACACGCATAGCCAATATCAGTGGCCGAAGAACAGATATTAAATAACAACTCTATGTATATATACGGAAGTTTCGTTAATCAGTTAGGCGATACGATCACGGTGCATATCGTTACTAACAACAGCCGGGAGACTGTTAAGGTAATCGGCAGTGAGGAAGATGGAATCTTCTTTACTGATGATCCCGTGGAGATCGGCGACGAAGTTAACGACACTTTCGATGTATTGCTCAGGCAGTCGGCCACTATCCATCTGTATTGTGGTAATCTCATTCCTGATTTCTTTTGCACCTCAGCAATGGACGCAGTAGTGAATATATACAAAGAGGATGAATGCTTGTTTGCTGGATTTTTGGAGCCACAAAGCTACTCGCAGCCCTACAATGATGTATATGATGAGATAGAACTGAATTGCATTGATGCGCTTTCTGTTTTGCAGTACAGCAAATATAAGGATGTTGGCGCATTAGGAGTATTGTATAATGCGATAAAGTCAGAGGCCGCACAGCGGACTTTCTATGAATTGCTTACAGGCATATTAAGCACTGTAGCGGCAAAGCTGGATATTGTAGGTGGTCATACTGTCAATTACTATTATGATGGTAGCAAGGGTATCGACGCAACTACGACTGATAACCACAACTATGATGTATTCAAGCAGCTTTCCATATCCGATTTGCTTTTCTTAGGTGATGAGGAAGATGATGTAGTGCAGCAGGATGAAGTGGTTGAGGACTTGTTGAAGTATCTCAATCTCCATATTGCCCAGCAGGGTTTTACGTTCTATATCTTTTCGTGGGAAAGTGTAAGGAGCGATGCAGTCATTAACTGGGTTGACATTATTTCCGGCTCTACATTGGCGACGACCAAGCAAACCATCGACATTGACCTCAGCAACGTGGCTGATACCGATACAACAATTTCCATTGGTGAGGCATACAATCAGCTGTTGTTAACATGCAAGATTGAAAAGGTGGAAAGCATCATCGAATCACCCTTAGATGATGACTTGCTTATTTCGCCCTACGACAGTTATCAGAAGTATCTTACTGAGTATTCCTCAGACGGTGAGGGTACAAAGGCATACAGAGCTTTTAATGCCATGACCCACGACCAGCATACGGACTATGGAGCCGGGGCCATTACTGATTGGTACATGCAGGTGATGAAAAATTCGGCATGGAACTTCTACAAGAAGGGCAAGGTAGATATTGTTAATGCCTATTGTGCTGATGGAACCAACCAACAGAATTTGCCGAATTTCTTAGGCCAGAATCCGGGAGCTGCAATTATAGCATTTGGCAGTATCAAGACCAATACAGCCAATGATGATAACAGCCCTACGTCTAAGGTCAGCATGACAAACTATCTTGTTGTCAGTGTTAATGGCAACGAGGTGGACAACGATGAAGATACTACCTATCCAAGTGTTGATACAATCAAGGACAATATACCCTATGCGGAGTACACCGGCAACAGCGCAGGAGGCGTGTTCTCACCAGCGGATGAAGCGACGATCAATTATATTGTATTTTCGGGCAAGGTGATACTGAACCCGATAATGCACATGACTAACACTTACAAGAATCTCCATACCCAAGAATGGGGCGGTGCTTTGCCTGACGATAAGGGCTTGTACGTGTGGCACCAGACTGTACCCAGCCGCACTAATGGAGATGGCAGGTATTACACACGGCAGTACTTCAAGGCCACTAATGTTACTGATGATCCTACATGGGATCAGGACACCGACAATGGACTTTGCCCCTATACGGGTGAAGGGCCGGAGCAGTATGAGTTCAAGTATTCGGCCATTGGTGATAGCTCAGATAAGATTAGCAAGATTGCCGTGCTTTCGTGTATGCTGATTATCGGAGACCAATGCGTGGTAGAGACAGGTACAGACGGTCAGCCAAGTGATTTCAAATGGCAGAAATACAAGACACTTGAAGAATGTGGCGGTGATATAGATACCTACTATCAGCAATCGTTCACATTGGGCTTTAACCCCAAGATAGGCGATAAGCTTATCGGTACTGAGTTTGATCTGCAAAACAATATCAGTTACACAATGGGCATTGATGCTGAGGGTATTGCTGTTCCTATCAAGAAAAGCGATAAGGTCAGCGGCCAAGTCCATTTTATGATATTGGGGCCGGTCAATGAGACGTGGGATGAGATAACACGAAGGCATCCGACCTTTTTCAGACATACAAAGTGGGGAAGCAATAGTGTGCCATTGTTAGCCCATGTGAGTAGTATCATGATTAAGTCGTTCGAGGCTAAGATCTATAGTGATAACGGACTTATCAACAACGGTAACGATGATAACGATGTTATCTACATGAGCGACACTAAGGAAAAATACACCAACAAGAAAGATGACTTAAAGTTTAAGATCAATTCGGCATTGACGGCCTCAGAGTGTAAGAAACTGGGTGTAAGCAACGACGTGAAACTTTCCACTCCACTCAACGTTACCGATGGTGATGGGGTGCTTACTATCTATGATTTCAACAACGGCCAGCAGGCCAAGGCAGAACAGCTATACGTCGATAGCTATTACGGCGAGTACCATAAGCCGCGAATTATCATGGAGCAAAAGCTACTGGATAAGCAGGAAGATGGCAAGGACGTTAGCAAGATAGGACTATTCACGCATTACAGGCATCCGGCTTTGGGCAAGACCTTTTTCGTGCAGGGCTACAGCCGTAACCTCATGGAAGGCAGAGCCGATTTAACTTTGAAAGAGATAAGCAATGATTGACGTTAAGCAAATAGCCAAACCAAAACAGACAAATATCGGCAGCACGATGCACGCTGCAAGCGGTGGTGCCCTCAGTCAGCCGGCGCGCGAAGCCCAACACGCCGCCAAGGCTGATTTGGCCCAACACGCCGACCAGAGCGACTATGCGGATAGAGCCGGATATGCGAGCCGTGCGGCTTTTGCTGATAAGGCTTTTGATTTGGATGATGGCAGCCCGGTTAACGATAGATTTCTCAGCAAGATTGAGAATGATATTGCCAATGGACTGATAACATTTAAGCAGGGCCTAATCTCCATAGGACTTGCTATCTTTAAGGATGGCGCACACTTTGGAGAGTTCGTCAAGTCCCTTTATGCAGGAACAGGCGCAGGCGTAGACGCGCAGGGCAATGCCGAATTTGAGAGTATAAGAGTGCGGTCATACTTCGAGGTGGTGCAGCTGATCGTGAACCGTCTCAGGGCCATAGAGGGCGATGTGTTGCTAACCGAATCCGATACCATCGAGAGTGTGGACGATTTAAGCAATAGCTGTTACGGCCTACATTTGAAAAGCAAGTGGGATGGCTATTTCACGGCACAAGTGGAGAACAACGTGCTGAAAGGCATAATGAACACACTTGCTGAGGGCAGCGGAACCTACTACACGGGATGGTACAGAGTGAACAGCGTGAACACGGCCAACAACTACATAGAGGTTACGATGTATGGTGATGATGACACGCCAGCCGGTAAGAACTACGCGCCAGCCAAAATGATGAATATTGCCCGGTGGGGTAATCAGTCGGACACCACAAGGCAGAGCTGCTTATACCTATCATCCACAGAAGGGCGCATTGTGAAGCTTATTGGTGTAACGAAGCCTAAGGTTACGTCGTCCAACTATGGCGCTACCTTTGGATCATTGCCCAATTTCGTTAAGGAGATTCTTGACGATGACGGCAACAAGCTACCATTGCGCGATGGGTTAGACTACATGTATATACCGGGCATTATAACAATGGACGTGATACGGCTCAACAAGTGGACGAAGAAGCCGGTATCTACCATCGTTGACCGGGGAACATTCGTAAAAGGTGGAAAATACTATTGCGACGCTCTTAATCCCGATACCCAGGAATATGAGATTTCTGACGTGTGGTATATGGGCTGCAAGTACAG